GCAATATAAATCAAACATAATCTTAATCCTTATAGTTAATTTTAAATGACTTGCCGAATAACCGTATCCAGCAAGCAGCACATACATATAAACCTTTCTCTATAACGTCAGCTCTTTTACCGCAGCTACATTTAGCCAAGAATATTCCCCTTTAGTAACATTGTTATGCCCCCATCAAATAGTAGTTAGTGTGAAAATAGTGGGCTCCTAGATATATATGCCTTTTGAAAAGTCGACTGTTGGTCAGGCCACCTAAAGCACAAAAACCTTTGTATGTTATTTGTCGGTACATAGCTATTTTCCTGTCAGATAAGTGTAATGAACTTCACTTACATGATTAGCATCTCTCCACTTGGGAGACTTTGTAGCTAAGAAGCTACACCAGCTATTCCATAAATTCTCTGTGCCATATTCATGGCAAATCTGTATATAATTTCTAATCTTTTTGTTATTAGCTTCAAGACCCTTGACAGTCTTGGGATTCTTAGCAAGTACAAAGTCTTTAGCGTCCAAGTTATACATCTTTATGTTGTGGCTATCCATACAACCAACCAATCCAGCTGTTAACTGACACATAAATCCCGCTTTTGCTACACCTAGGCCGTCAACTCTCAGGAATATCTTCATCAGGCTCATAGATTTACTAGCATCTGTCTTGCTACTGTTAATGACCGCCATCATTTGGCCATACATCATATATTTATTGGCTTGTAAGTACTGATAAGTCTTTTTCTTGCCTCCCCAGAGGGACTTGGCACTAGCTTTATTGGTGCGGACATCTATTATTTGGGAGCCTATGTTCAACCAAGGCTGTCGAATGCTCAGAACTGTCATTAAAGTTACATCGGCCATGTTATCTGCTGATTGTTGAGCATAGTTTTGTACCTGAATACCATGTATATTGTACATAATTGTCACCTGTAATTCGGGTTGCTGTTGTTTTGACGTTTTCAATAGTGGCATTTTGTGTTGCTGGCTGTCAACTCCTTTCCCTGAGCATAATGCGGTTGTGAAAGAGCGCATCATACTCACGGAAAATAATAATTAACGGAAAGCTCCCTTCGATTGCCATAATTCTGTGTTCAATTTGCAACTAACATCTATCAAGTCCATTAAAATTCTACGATCTTTGCTGTCTATTGGCATTGAACATACCCAAATATATAGATCTTTAAACTCTTTAATGTTTTTAACATTCACTTCAGATAATTTCATAGTATATTTACCTAGTTTTAAAGTACTTTAAAGGGTTTTAATATCCTAACCACTGTAATACTTCAGTGGCCTTGTAAGTTTCTCGATCTCCTAAGTCTTTTAGGAACTCAGGAACTGAAACACCATGCTCAACCACCTCATCTATAGCTCTTTTCTTACTAATTGTTAAGCCTTTGGCTGATTCGTAATAGTCCATACTAAACACCTCCTTGAAATACATATATAAATACACTTAGAATATAAGCAGCACCAATTGAAAGGCTGAAACAAGTCATTTCGATTATAAAGTCTTTCATGTTATACACCCTCCATAGTATTTAGCCATTCTAATTCAAAAACTTGGGGAAACAACTCACGAGTCCCCTCACCTCCTAATTGTGTCGCCCAGATCTTGCCAGTACTAGCACTATGATGTGGTGGATTACCTCCGGTAACAATCCAAGCTTCGCCCCTAAAGTCTCTGATCAACTCGTTGTGTACTACTTTTGCTCCAGTAGATTTATATACTAAGGCCCAACCTTTCTTTTCAATTCTCATACTCTCATCTCCATAGCTTTATTAAGTAATTTGACTTGCTCGCTGTTTAAGCAACAGACACTCATCGGATGTTTTCTTTCGTGCTTATATATTCTATTAGCATTATCTACCGTGGGATTCAGTTCAAATTTAACAATTAGCTTTTCCATCGTATTCACCTTATAAATTCTATATAGCCATCCTTGGCCGTTGATAATTCTATTTACTTGCTCAGGATTGCTAGGATTGCATCGAGCTTATTGTCAACGTCAGAGACTTTAGTCTCCAGTGCAGTGATCCTATCATCCATCTTCTTAGCTACGCTATTGGCAGCCGGTGTAGGTTTTTTAGCAGCAGTAGCCTTCGGCTTAACTTCTTTGATAGCGACAACCTTCGGTTCAACCTTCGCCTTAACTTTCTTGGCAGCCTTTGGCTTTGCTTTAGCCTTTGGCTTCTGCACAAGTTCTATGAACTGAGCCGGAACAACTTGGTGCTCTCTAAAGTCTGTGACTTCGCCGTGAGTCATATAAGCATCTTGGTCGCTATAGAATTTATTCAGGATAGCGTTGAAGACCTTGGTAAGACCATAGCGCTCCGAAGGAGCTGAAGCATGGATGTTGGCAAAGTGACAAGCTACTCCGTAGACTTGCTTAGCAGTGGCTAGTTTGTTCTGGTCGATGTTTGCAAATGTGTTCATATCATATCACCTTATGTTTGTGTTGAGCCGAAAGTGGCTGCTGTCGTTTTGACGTTTTCCAAGCTACAGAATGCCCCAAACGATGTCAACGTCTTTTAGCGCGCAATTAATCATGAGCGCATTATGCACGTGTTAACAGGCACGAAAAAAGCAAGAAACACCTCTATCCAGTGGTTTATACAGTGCTGTACAAATCAACAGTCTTCGTAGGCGGAGTAATGGTATTACTGTGCGGAAGTATATGTGCGGTGATAGTTTCACTGCGTGTGATAAAACTAAGAGGGGGTATAATCTAAAGATTATAAAATCTGCTAAGTGCTTGAAAGACTTGGAAGATCCTTTGAAGAATCTATAGATTCTAAGACATCTTCAAAGTCTCCCTAGTTAGTAAACTAGATAGCTGGCCTTGAAGACTTTGAAGACTTTAAAAGTCTTTTACGCGAGGAAGAGTTAGGTTTTGGAGGCTCTGAAGACTTTAAAGTCTTTCGTGTCATGGGGGTGGGCAGGTGGCCAGGGGGGGTACCCGGTATATATATACAATCTTATACATTTTGAGAAGGGATTGGTTGTATACCAGATAGCGCCGCAGCTTTAAAGACTTCAAAGAACTAAAAAGGGGGCGGATGGAGATGAACAAGAAGAGAGGGGCTAGAATGACTATATAACCCCGGTGGGCTTAATATTCATTATAGGACTAGAATGGAGTTTTGTCAAGCACTTTCGTATATTCTTTTATAACTTTATTGCATAAACTACTTGACAACTGCTCATTCTGAGTATATACTGTAGTAATATAATCAAAGAAGCAGATTCAATGAGTTCTAAAGCTCTAACAACTAAACAAGAGTCCTTCCTTCAACATTTACTTGAATGTGGTGGAGACGCTAAGCACGCAGCAGAACTAGCAGGCTATAGCGCAACAAGCTATCCAGCAGTTGTTAAAGCTTTAAAAACAGAAATACTTGATCTTGCTACGAACATACTGGCACAGAGCGCGCCTAAAGCCGCTCTAAAGCTAGTACACATTATGGATAGTGCTGAGCCTATACCGCAAGCCAATATGCGTATACAAGCAGCACAGACCATTCTAGACCGCGTAGGGCTAGGCAAGACCGATAGACTTGATGTTACTGTTAATGGGGGTGGTGGTTTATTCATACTGCCCGCAAAACAAGAAACAGTCATAGAAGGAAACTATGAGGAGATCTAGTAGTACTATTCCATTTGGTTATAAGCTGGACGAGAACAACACAGAGTTGTTAGCCCCAGTACCAGAAGAACTAGAAGCTCTAGATAAAGTCTTGCCGATGATAAAGGATAAAGTATTGTCTTTGCGCGAAGGTGCTATGTGGCTAGAACACTCTACAGGCAGGTCGCTCTCACACATGGGCTTAAAGAAAATAGTTGCTAAACGCACATGAAAGACTGGGAACTAAACCCTGATAATTATGTCAAGGATGATGCCGGAGAGTTTATACTCAAAGCAGACGGCACCCCGCGTAAGAAATCAGGCAGAGCAAAAGGATCTAAAAGCCGTGGTTATAATTACCATTCTGAGACTAAGGCAAAGATGGACGCAAAGAAAGTTGTCCGCGAAAAACAAAAGAAGTTAAAGGCAGCGCAAGCAAAAGTAGAAAGTTATAAGCAAAGTATAAAAACAACAAACAAAACGCTTAACAAACTAAATGCAACTGCTTCGTCTACGGAAGGAAATGTTCTAGAAGCTCCAGAGCTTGAGAACCTGCCAAAGGGTTTATCGCAAGAAGCGCAAGAAGAAATCATCTTTAAAGCCAATGAAGGCCCACAAGAAGACTTCCTTGCTTCAAGCGAGACTGACGTGTTGTACGGTGGTGCAGCGGGAGGTGGTAAGTCCTACGCCATGCTAGTAGATCCGCTACGATATGCACACCGCGCAGCCCATAGAGGGTTAATTATTAGACGCTCTATGCCTGAATTGCGCGAACTGATTGATAAGAGTCGCGAGCTGTACCCAAAAGCCTTTCCGGGTTGTAAGTACAAAGAAGTAGAAAAGCTTTGGAACTTCCCAAGTGGTGCAAAGATTGAGTTCGGCTTCTTGGAAAGAGACGCAGACGTATACCGTTATCAAGGACAAGCATATAGCTGGATAGGGTTT